CTAACCTGTAGCATTGGGCCGTAGTAAGCCATTGTCTTTTCCAACTCATAAGAGAATTGGTAAGGAATAACATAACCACCAGCTAAACCAGTCTCGGCAGTAGTAATTGTTGCAGTTCCACGCATCTCTCTAAGCATTGATTGCTCATTGCTTGTCAAGTCACGCTTTGCAAGAGCTTTCATAAATGCTGTGTGATACTCTGGTGACTTTACAATCTCCCTTGCATCTCTTGGCAAATTATTAATTGTCTGCTCAACTGCATTAACACCTCTCTCCTCCGTGTTAATGTCATTCCATCTTTCAAGTCTTGAAATTTGGTCTGTATAGTTTTTAAAGTTAGCATCTGCTGCATCCCATTGTGCCAATTCCTCGGCATTCATTAGACGTCCTTCGCCAGCTGCTCTCTTCTGCAAGTCTTCCATTATAGCATAATCGGAAGCCCGCTTTTCTCTTAGCAATTTAGAGTTCATTATTTTGTTTTTAATTTAAGTAAGTGCAGGGCGTTCCTGCGTAATTCATTTTGTATATTAATTTCTGATTCAACAGATATATCAATTACTTTTTGCAAATCTTCATCTATTTGCTTTGTAGCATCGTATCCTCTTTTTGCAACCATTGTATCTGGGTTAGCAGGATAAGTTACCGGAGAAACATCATACACTTTTTTAATAGAACGTATGACTCTTTTTGGTTTCATTCCCGATCTTTCTTGCCAGTCCTCTGCCTCTACGGTAAAGGCAAAACTACTTTGGTAAACATCACCACGTTTTACCATTTCAAGCAAATCATTGCCTAATGTAGTATTTGGTGCCTCAAATTCGTACTCCATCGCATTGCCTGTGACATTTAGCTTTAATGTGCCGCTGCTTGTTCTTGCCAATACCATGTTCATGTCATGATTAAACAAAGCAACTACATCTTTCATGTCAGCTTCATTCAATGAGTCAGATGACATTTCCTCATCATACCATCCCATGTCATAGGAAGAGTTAAACACTGTGGCAGTACCAAAGATAGTACGGCTTTCTGGTTTAGCCCTTAGTTCAAAATTTATACTTCTCTTTTCCATTGTTTCTTCTTTTGACCTTTCGTCTATTATTTTATTAGCCGTTCTTTCTGCCCAGGGCAACATGGTTGAACCACCCCAAGCATCATACATGATAGAACCGCATATTTCATTATCATCTTCATCAAAATATTTGCCTTGGTCATACACTTTAGCACGACTTAAAAAGCTATATGTGCGTATCACTTCATCGTCCGATAGTTCTTGTCTGCTTGACAACTGCTTAGCTCTTGACCAGCCCACGGAAGTCCCACACTGGCTACCATTATCTTCTTTATGCTGCAATGCTTTCTTTGCGGCATTAGTTGCTGATTGAGGATAATTACTGTACGGCATCTGTAGTAGGTTCTATTTTTATGTTTGATGCTAAAGGCAATTCATAACTATCTCCACCGGTGTAAGGATTCATATTTTCCTTAATCCTAATCTCATTAGGTGACATTGCCAGTACATTACGCATCGTAGTATAATAAGATGATCTCGCTGCTATATCGCCACGCAGTAATCCATCAAGATTAAAACGTGTACAATAAGTGTACTTTTCTGCCTCAAAAAATATCTTCCTATTAAATTCTGCCTCTATCGTTTCACACAATGGCATAATGGTATAGTTTACAAACATCTGGCTAAGTTGCTCCATGTTGCCAAATGTTGCCTTTTCCATATCTTCTAAAAGAACACCTGGCACACCAGTTATCCTTGCTATGTCAGAGATAGTAGCTTTCTTTGTTTCGTTAAATGCTGCATCGGCAGGATTAAGACCTACTTTCTGAAAGTCCATGCCCTCCTCTAAGATTGCAGTACCTCCAGCGTTTTGACTTCCACCAAAAGCACGGTTAAAGCTACCTTTTAATCTATCGTATGCCTCGTTAGTTAATCTTCCAGGATGTTTTAAAACACCATTTAAATGAGCTCCATTTTTGTAAAAGTTAGCACCGTAATTTCTATTAGCTAAAGCTAACCCAAAGTTGTCACGGTGAACGTCTGGCACTAACAAAGCCTTAACACCATCCCATGCAAGGTTAGGTATATAGATGATATTTTCACCTCTATATGTCTTGTTGTTTTCCTTATTCTTGAAAATTAATTCATTCCTACTATTATATCCTAATTCCATTTTAGTAGGATTTAAAATAGTAAGGCTGTTTATCCTTGTAGTTATGCTATTCCTATTGATGGCTGCGTAAAATGCACCATGAGCCAAGTAATGCAACACCATTGTTTTGTAAAAAGTGTGTGACGTATATAACTCCGATGGCTCTCTTGATATTATTTTGTAATTAGGATGTTCGGTTGCAATTCTTGTGCCACCATTATCCAATTTTTCTATAATGTCAAAAGGAATAGATGCAACAACACCTCCAAGTATTTGTGTAGCACGGTAAAATGCAGGAAGGCCTATAATTGAATATTCATCTACTGCAACGCCAGCAGCAGATCCTCTTTGAAATAATGCGCCTAATGTATCACCGTTTATTGGTGTACTTGGATTTTCAATACTTCCACGAGTATTAGAAAAAAAAGACCGCATGGTGTTAACTATTCCCATGCGGCAAATATAAACCAGATTAGTATGAAGTAATGGAGTTATGGTAACATCTTAAACAAAGCGCACCATCATATAATTACTTTTTGCTTTTCTAAAACTTTCGTAGGTTTTATATTTTTCTTCAAGACCAAACTGATCTCTTTCCTCCTCCAACTTTTGCCATGCCTCTTGATGTGTACGACATTCACCGGATAACTCATAAAACCTATGAAAATAACCGCTTGTGCAATTAATCTGCCTTACTTGTTGAGCGTACTCATGTTTTTTCATTAATCTTTCCATAATTAAAAAGTTTTTATTTTAATTAGGTACATTACAACATTAATAATCCCTGTTCTCTTTCACCAGATGTGTAGATAGTTGGTCTTTGTTCTACCATTATTTGAGCATAAGCCATAACCATAGCAACAGGCCCATCTACCTTCTCTGTTGACTTTGCTTTATCTATTTTTATATTTCCTGCAGGATCAAAACGCAACATTACGTTTGTCATCATCCACTCCATCACTGGATTACCATCATGTGTAATCTCACTTGATAAAAACATCTTCTCTATTTCTTTTGTTGGCGCAGACATGGAAATAAAGCCTTGCCCAAATGGTTTCATGTTTGCTCCATCATTTGTAAGCTGTATAACAAGTTGACTTGCATTCCATCTGTCAAACGCTATGCACTCTATTTTATATTTTACAGTTAACTCTATGACTTTAGCTTTTATAAAATCGTAATCAGTAACATTGCCATCTGTCATAATTATATCACCATCCTGGGCCCATTGCACATAAGGCACTCCATCTGATAATGATCGCTCCCTTACATTATCCTCTGGGCAAAAGAAATAAGACTTTATGTGAGGCTTATCAAGTCCTTGCTGCACTGGGAAACAAAGAACTAAGGCAGCAATGTCTCGCGTAGAGGCAAGGTCTAAACCTGCAAAGCACTTTTTATTATACAACGTAGCATCATCAACTTTTAATCTACTTGATTCAATATAACTATTAGAAATCCAAACACTGGATGTAGTTGTCCATACATTTAGATTCTTAGTCATAAATTGTATTTGTTTCGCTGCTCCTTCGTTTAATGCTTTTTGATACTGGTCATCCATGTAGCTAATATATGGAGTAACGCCAAGATTGGGATTGGATTTATACCAGTTCTTTTTATCCTGCCAATCATCACCTTCATCAAGGCAAAAGAGGAGAGGAAAAACACTATTATCTACTTTCCTATTCTCCAATATATCAACCATTACCTTCCGGAATAAATAACATGGTGATTCACGGTTAAAGCCTGCAGTTGTAGTAATAAGGAGTAATGGCTGTGACCTTGATCCCATACCTGTTTCCATTACTTCTAAAACATCACTTGTTTTATGCGAATGATATTCATCAATTCCTGCATAATGTGGATTAAGTCCATCCAGTGTATCTGCCTCCGCTGCAACTGCCTCAAACTTAGAATTAGTAGATGGCACATTGCAATTATACTTTAAAACATTGACTAATTTATTAAATGTTCTTGAATCTGCCTTTAGTGATTTAAGAAATACTTTTGCCGTATCAAATGCTATTCTCGCTTGATCCCTTGTCGTTGCAGCTGTGTAAACCTCCGCTCCAGTTTCATTGTCACATAAAAAACAATATACGGCAATGGCAGCAGCTAACTCGGTTTTACCATTCTTCCTTGCTATTTCAAGGTAAGCCTTGCGAAATCGCCTACCTCCTTCTTTTCTTTGCCATCCAAATAACACTTTTATAAAAAACTCTTGGAAAGGCTGGATGTTAAACTTTTGACCAGCATATTCTCCCTTTGTATGTCGAAGGGCAGAGATAAAGCCGAAAGCCCTGTTGGCGTGAGCTTCTGAATAAACATACTCCCATTTTTTATTTTTTAAATCGTTTAAATGTCTATCAACTGCCAACCTTGCATATTTGCCTAATAATAACTTCCCCGAAACAACATCCTCAATAAATTTCATTTAGGTGTTTTAACTTCAATAGCAATAAATCGAAATAAAAAAAGAAAGCTAACAAAGCCAACTGCCTCTAAGTAATCTATAAAATCAAACCAAAAAAATTTAACAAATAACCAATTCCATAAATAGTAAAATGGAACGGCTAAACCTGTGACCATTATACTCATAACGATAATAAAGGTCAATGTTTCATAAATGCTTTGTTTCATTAGTTCATTTTTAATAGTTTAGCTATCTCATCGTCTTCATCTCCACTTCCATCTTGAAAATACTCTAAAGTTAACCTTGACTTAGGATCAAGCCCTAAAGTTTTAGATAATTCAAGGAATAACTCAAATCCTTGCTTAAATGCAGTCCACTCGGCACTTACCTGCCTGGCACCGTTTGGATGAACCATAACTGCACCATCTTTGCTCAATATTTCAGCATTGTGCAATAAATGACCAATGGCACGAGCTGCTATTGATAGGTAAATCTCATCGACCTGCTTTCCAGCCTTGTGCAGGTGGAGGTGTTCACGGATTCTGTTATAGATTCTTTGCTCACCTGCATCCAGGTTAAACATAGGCTCACCGATTTCACCGGGAGTAAATGTTTTAACTCTTGATTTCTCCAAGGTGCCCTGAAGTAGTTTTGTTTTTATGCTTTTTTGTGCCATGTTGTCAATGTTTTATGTGTGTGTTGCAAACCCCCCTTAGATGTTTGCGTTGATGTCTTCTTTTCTGCACAGTACGATGTTCTGGCTATCGAGGTAATTCGTGCCCCTCCCCCGTGTCTCCTCCTCTTCCCTGCTCCTCGCTCCTCCTCCGCACCTTGTCCACGAGCCATGCCACTACCTGTGCCTTGTGTGCAGGTACATACTTGCCATCACTGTCTATGTGCAAGGTAACTGGTGCTATGCTTGTCTTCTCATGTATAGATTTCGTATCATGACATGACTTACATAGTGCTAATAGATTGTTTAAGTTATACATCGAACCACCTCTTGTGATAGGTATCATGTGGTCAACACATCCCTTGTAATCACCTGGCGTTATGTCTGTCATTATACCTAACACTATACAGCATTCACATAAGGGATTGGCACGACGATAAGTCTTAGACATCTTAGCCCATGCTTTATTGTAGCTACCTTGCTCACCAGATGGTGTGCGCTGCATCTTAGCCTTATGTATGGTACTACCTATTCCCTTGCTTATGTATGGCATCTATATTCCTTTTAATATCTCCCATCGTTTCTTATTCAATAAGTCTATGTGTAACACCTCTTTAACATAACTTCTTCCTGCCTTAACGTATGATAGCTTATCAATGTTGCCATTAACTATATCAGTAACTAATTCAATAAACTTTGCAGGATTATCATAATGTATAACACCAGGCATATTAAACTCTGGAAAGAAACTATCTGCTAAGATAGGCATACCATTAGCAATGCACTCTATGGCAAAGATATTGCTTTTAGATTGATTAAAATCATTCCTTACTAAAGGATAGAATCCAAAGTCACCTTCTATACGCTGCATAAATGTAAAGTAAACAAACATAGATGACCAGTCAACATTGATAGCTTTCTTGTTTAAGTCATACATCATAAACTTATTTAAGCCAAAGAAAGTAACCTCTGTGTTCATTTCTAACATCTGATTAATCTCTGGCTTAATAGTATGTAAGTCGCTAAAGTGTGTAGATCCTCCACGCCATATAAACCTTGTAGGTGTATGTCTTTCCTGTACCTCAAACATTGGCATATCAGTGGGATTCCATCCATTAGGAATTATAAACATAGGTATCTTTCCCTGGCACATAGGAAAATAAAGGTCATATAACTTCTTTGTAGATACTATAACAGCATCGGCAAATAGAAAAGTATCTTGTATTTGTTTCTTCACCTGTGGATTGCTAAAATAATTAGATGCAGGATTATCTTCTGGCACTTCCAATAGATGATCATCAAAATCAATAATAACTTTCTTCCCCATCCTCTTTGCATCTGCCATTATTCCCAGTGATGCAGTTGAGTTAGGACGCTGTATTAATACAATGTCAGTGTTATAGATGTCATGCCATTGGGCTCTCTCTTGTGTGCAAATAGTATGCTCAAACTTCTTCTGCAATGCTAACCTTGTAAATGGGCCTATTGAACGATAATAATCTGTTGCTTGGCTTTTACTTGATGTAAATGTAGTTAACTTCATTTCTTAAAATTATCTAAAACGTGTTCAATAGTTTTTTCAAGAGATATTCTTTTACCTGTTTTAAAAGATATATCTATTTGAATCTTTAGTAACTTTTCGTGTATCTCGTCACTAAGTAAAACTCCTTTCTTTTTAGCTAACATAACTTTGTTCATAATTATTTATTTTTTATGTTGCAAATATAGTATAAATATATAACTTTGCATAAAATAAATTATTATGATAAAATTAATCGTTTCTGGAAGAGTAGGTCAAGATGCTGAATTAAAAACAGTAGGAGACACTATGGTATGTTCATTTAGTGTTGCTCACACCGAAAAGGTTTATGGCCCTAATCCATCGGAGAAAACAATCTGGATAAGTTGTAATATCTGGGGACAGAGAGCGGAAACCTTAAAGCCGCACATTGTTAAGGGCACTTACATTGTAGTAGAGGGAAGTGGCTTAGTAAATGCTTACCTACAAAAGAATGGAGAGCCAGCTGCAGTATTAAACTGCCGTGTGAGTAGTTTAGAATTTGGACCCAAGCCTACCGCAGAACCTACTCCACACACCGCTACTCCACCAGTAGGTAAGTTAGACCTTGGCGAAGATTTGCCATTTTAAACAACATTTATAAACCAATTAGTATGAACAAACAAACAAAAATTAAAGGCTATATGCTTTTAATCCTCGTTATCTCCTCCCTCTTTATCTCCTTTTCCGGCAAAGGTAGCTATGCTAAAAGCAAGGACAAAGCACCTAATCCTGCTAAAGAATATCCACAAGATAATCTTATGATTATTGACATGAAGAATCTGCCAGGAACACAGATTAAAAGCATGGGCAAAGATGAATTGCAAGAGTTTTTGGAAGGACAAGGCTTTAGGAGATTAAAGAATAAAAGTCTGGTAGATTTAAGACGTATATGGTTAGGTTTTATGTATGAAGATTTCTTTTACACTATGCACAAAAAGACTGATCTGCCTATCTCTGTTATTTATGCTTTCTTTATTATTGAGGCAACAAATGCCGGAATAGAAAGTAAGTTGATGGCAAAGGCACTTAATCCTGGAGGAATAAAGTACAGAGGCACCGGTAAGAAGATGAATGCTATGGATGACTGCTTTAAGAATGGTAAAAAGATACCTTGCGCCTTCCAGGCTTTCTCCTCTTACAATGCCATGGTGCAAGGCTGGGCAGATGTTTTAAACTTACCAAGGTACAAGAATTGCAAAAGGTATGTATTTGCTAAGTATAACAGAGGCATGACTGCTAAAAACATTGTAGATGCTACTTGTAAATGTTTTTACAAAAGCGGCTACCATACGAGTAATCTTTGGAAAGTAAGAAGTAATTTATCAACAGAGTACTGGACAGTAAAAGCCAGTTTTCCCGAAATGGAATATTAAAATGGTAGATAATAAATATTTTTTTGACAAATCAGTAGAACTTGGCTTTACAACTACTAATTATGAATCTCTTGTTAACCTACATACAAATGGTGCAAGGACACTACAAATAATGGGCTGCAAGTCTGTATTTGAGTTTGGAAGTGGATTAGGTTTCTTTTTATCTGCCTGCCAAAGAATCAGTTTTTATAATCATGTTGGCTATGACA